TATTACTTTTAAAATTATAAACGGTGGTTACGGTTATGCATTAGATTCTAATATTTCTATTGCAAATGGCACATCTACTACAGGTACAGGCGCATCGTTTAAAATAGGTAGATTAGCTAATACTACAAACTTTACTTACAATACTAATTTAATTGGTCCTATGGCAAGTGTTCTTATAGGAGCAACAACTTATGGAGCTAATTTAAACTCTGCAAACTCGCAATCAGTTATTGCTAACGCACTTACAAACAACACGGTAGTTATAGGAACAATATCTGAACTAACTGCGGTTACTTCTGGAGATCACAATTATAACGGTGATCTTTCTATTAGAGTTTATGAAAGCAGAGTTACAGGTTACGGATATAAAGATTCTTCTGGAAATATATGGGGTAATAATGCAGTAATTACTGGCACTCTTTCAACTGGAAACGGCGTAGTAGATACTGTGAGACTTTATAATTCAGGTTTTGGTTATAATACTCAAGGTGAAGAATTAGAATTTACTAATAATTCAAATGGTCAATGTATAGCTACTCTAAGTATTAACATTGGTGCAGTAGGCACAGAAGAAGGTAACTGGTTAGATACCAGAGGATTTTTAAATTCTGATATGTATTTGACTGATAGTTACTACTATCAGAACTTCTCATACGAAGTTCAAATTGAAAAATCTCTTGATAAATATATTGATATATTAAAACAAGTAATGCACCCTGTAGGAAATGAAGTATTTGGACGTCCTGTCATCATAGATAGTACAGTTCTCAATCCTTCAATTAAAACTGAAACTGTAACGGCTACTTAATGACTGGTACTTTTAATCAAAATATAAAGAATAAATTTATTGAAGAATTGATTGCAGATGCTGCAAGCAACAACTCTCATTATTATGTTTCATTCGGTAAATTCTTTGAGTGGCCAGATGATAATAACCCACCCCTTCCTAACACCTCAATTAAAGAGTCTTTCTATGATGTTAGTAGAGAAACTTTATTTGGTAAAAAGTTAGACTCAACTACTAATTTTGCTTATATCTTTAGAAAAGTAAATTGGACAGCAAATACAGTTTACGATTATTACTCACATTTAGACAAAGATCTTTATACTAAAGATTTCTATGTAATTAATTCTACTAACCGTGTATATAAGTGTCTCTTTAATAATTACGGTACAGCATCAACAGTAGAACCAACTTTAACTATTAATAACGGTGATTTTGATACCGCTGACGGTTATAAGTGGAAATACATGTTTACAATCAACAGTGTAAACGATAAGAGATTTAGCACTGATACCTATGCACCGATAGTACCTTCAGTTAGCGTACAGCAATTTGCTGAATCAGGTGCAATTCATGTAGTAATAGTTGATAATGGCGGCAATAACTACATTTCTTCTAACGGTACATTTGTTTCTATTCTTAGCAATACACAATTTATTTTAACAAATGCTACATCATCGTCAACAAGCGGTGCATATAATAACTCTGCAATATATATTTACTCTGGTAACGGTTCTGGTGGATACTCGGTAATATCCAATTATACAGTAAACTCTACTGGTAGATATGTTACTACAGTTGATAGTATTCCTAATCTAGATTCTACTTCAGTATATTATATTGCTCCATATGTTTATTTTTCCGGTGATGGTTATAATGCAAAAGCAATCGCACATGTTAATACAGCAACTACAAAGATAGAATCTATTGAAGTTATTAACAGGGGTTTAAGCTATTCATACGCTAACGTTTCTATAATATCCAACTCTTACTTCGGTAGTAATGCAACTGCTTATACTATTATATCACCTCAAAACGGCCATGGTTCAGATCCTATATCAGAATTAGGTAGTGATATCTTAGGTATATCAGTTAAAACAACTGGTACGGATAATTTCCCATCATGGGCAAAGTATAGACAAGTATCGTTGATGTACAATCCAAAAGCATCTTCTAATCTTCAATTATACACAGGTGCTACATTTAACCAGATGACTAATTTTGTTCTTGCATCTGGTAGTAAAACAGGCGATATTAATTCTGGAGATTCTTTATTAGGTTTAGGTAGACAGGGTACTGCTACAGTACTATATTCAAACACTACACACATTTACGTTTTAAATGAATCGGGTACGTTTATAGCTGGTGAAACTGTTCAATCTTTAGGTACAGGTAAAACTGCTGTAATTTCCTCTATAAATAATAAAGATTTAGTACCATTTTCTGGGGAAATTTTCTATTACAATAATATAGAGCCTATCAACAGAACAGGTATAACTTCAGAAGAAGTAAAGCTATATTTTAATTTTTAAGGGAATACGATGGCTGAATTACAAACAAACTTAAATGTTTCTCCTTATTATGATGATTACAACGAAAGTAATCAATACTATCGTATTCTTTTCCGCCCATCTACTGCTGTACAAGCAAGAGAATTAACCCAGCTTCAAACAATATTACAGAAACAGGTTTCTCGTTTTGGTGATAGTATCTATAAAGATGGTACTATTATACAAGGCTGCGGTTTTGTTAGATTTCCTAATATTGCACAAGTAAAGTTTAAAGATAGCAACACATCAACTCTTGACTTTGGTATATTAGCAGTTGGAAGTGAATCATTAGCAAACACATCAACTGCAAGAAGTAATAACTATCTTCTAGTTTCTAATACTACAGGGGTTAGAGCTGCACTTTTTCAGGCATTTACCGGTGCTGAAGCTGCTGTAGATACTGGTAGTGATAATACAAATAGAGCTTATGTAGTTTACGTTGCATCTGGTAATACAGGTGGTGTACAAGTTGATACATTTAGTACATCTAGTGAACAGGTAGACGTCTATACATATGCACAAGATAAACTTGGACCATTAAATTCAGCAAATAAAATTGGTGTAATTTATACACTTTCATCTAACAGCACAGTTAATGCTCTTGGTGAAGGATACGGTTTACATATTAACCCAGGTGTTATATATCAAAAAGGTTTCTTTCTTAATACAACAGAAGCAAACTTTATTATTAAAGAGCATAGTTCAAATGCTGCTGGTATTAAAGTTGGGTTTAATACAAAAGAATATATTGTAAAGCCAGAAGAAGATCCATCTCTTTATGACAATTCGATCGGGTCACCAAATTATAGTGCACCAGGTGCACATAGATTGAAACTTGTACCAGAACCAATTTATTATGATTCAACCAATAATAGTATAACTATTCCAGATAGTTTCCTTACTGTGCTTGAATTTGATTCTAATGATGGTAGAACTGTAGAGCAAAAAACACAACCAGAATATAGTATTATTGGTGACATGATTGCTTCAAGAACATTTGAAGAGTCTGGCAATTATGTAATTAAGCCATTTAATGTTGATGTTACTGCTCATGCTTCTAATACAGAACAAATGTATTACAATATTTCTTCTGGTGCAGCATATATTGACGGTTATAGAGTTCCACGTCAAGGTGGTAGTATGATTCGTAAAGTAGTTGCAGATAGAGCAATTACAACTGAATCAGCTAACAGTCAAGCGCTAACATTTAATTATGGTAATTATTTCTTAGTAGATGATCTCTCTGGTGTTATTGACATTTCTAACAACCCAGAAGTAGAAATTTATAGTGCAAATCAATATTCACTATCTAACAACCAAAGCTATTCAGGAGCACCTTCATACAGTGCGGTTGCTATTGCTAATGCTAACGTAAGAGCGGTAAGATATTCAACTGGCACACCAGGAACTCCAAGTGCACAATATAGAGTTTATATATTTAACTACAGACCAAAACCAGGCGTTTCTTCATCTTTAGCTGCAAATGCAAAAAGCATTTATGTGAACGGTACATATGGTAGAGTGTATGCTGATATTGTTGCAAACGGACAAAATCAAGTACAAATTAACGATACAAATAATAATAAACTTATATACTTTACTGGTTATAACGGTGTCAAAAGATTAACTAATAATACAGGTGTTAACGACACTACATTTACTTACAGAACAACTCAGACTCAAAATATTACACGTTCTGCAGGTAAAGGTACAGCAGCTTTCACATTAGCAGGACCTGACAAATATTTCTATGGTGCAGGCACATTATCTGATGCTAATGAATTAGTACCAATGATGTATTTTAACTCTAATACTTGGTCAAGTGAAATTGCAACAGGAGCTGCAATAGGCGGGGTTTCAAACGGCACACACTCCAATCTAGTATGGACATCTACATCGGTTAATATTAGTTCTAAACTTAGAGTAGGTTCTGGTCTTTATGTATTATGGCCTGCATCAGCTGGAGCTGGTGGTCCTGCATATTGCACAGTTACTGCAATCAATAGTGCAAACAGTATCACTCTTACTCCTAACGTAACATCAGTTGCACCGTTTACCGGTTCAAGTGCAAACGTATCTCTATTCTTTAAGAGAGGTACACCAGTTGACTTTACTGGTTCTGGTAATACATTAACAATCTCATCAGATAGATTAACTGCAACAGTAAGTCTTTCTTTTGATCCTAACACTGCAGCAACTTATTCACTTGCCGCGCAAGTTCCAGTTACCAGAACATCTGCGACACCTATACAAAAAGTTGTTAAGAAAGATGTATATGTTGCTATTAACTGTGCTTCACACTGGGCTAGTTCTACTGGACCGTGGAATTTAGGTCTTCCGGATGTTTATAAAATTAATAATGTATGGGTGGGGTCAAATTTTGCTAATACTAATCAAGATAGAACTGGCTGGTTCGTTTTAGATAACGGACAGAGAGACAGTCACTATCAACATGCACAATTAGTATTAAAACCTGCATACAAAAATAACATCACATCTGCATCAAGAATATTTGTAAGTCTTAATCACTTCCAGGCAAATATTACTTCTTCGCAAGCTGGTTTCTTCTCTGTAGATTCTTATCCACTAGATGATGCTAATACTGCAAATACATCAGCAATTGCAACTGCAGAGATACCATTATTCATATCTGACACCACAAACACTTATGATCTAAGAAATCATATAGATATTAGACCGGTATTTGCTAATACTGCAGTAAGTAATTCAGGTAATACAACATTTGGACAGTATACCATTAACCCTGTAAATAATTTTAGCACATTTGTTACAGGGGGTGTATCAGGTATATCAATAGAGCCAGATTCAAATTTCTCTTATAATGTTGAGAATTATCTGCCTAGAATAGATTCAATTATTATTACTAAAGAAGAAAATGTTCTGGTTAAACAGGGTATACCTTCTAACGATCCTAAATTACCATCAATAAATAATGCAGGTATTAAAATAGCGGATGTTATAGTACCTCCATATCCTTCACTTACATTCCAAGAAGCAGAATAAAATATGACTTATAATAGAAGAGATCTTGCAGTAAAAGTAAATCTTGCTAAAAATACTAAAGGCTACACTATGAAAGACATAGGTGCCTTAGAAGAAAGAATTGCAAAGATTGAATATTACACTGTTCTTAATGCTCTTGCTCTAGATGCTAAAACTCTTTCTATTAGAGATATCTCAGGCAACTTTGAACGTTTTAAAGATGGTATTTTTGCTGATCCTTTTAATGATGATTCTATTGCAAGATCAAATGATATTGAGTTTAACCTTGCAGTAGACTCATCAAAGTCTATTGCTCGACCTAACTTTAATGAACTCTATCATAAGTTTGATTTACAAACATCAACAAGCTCTAATATTAGATTAGCTGGAAGACTTCTTATGCTCGATTATACGAGTGAAAAGACAGAAGGTAACCCTTATGCTACAACTTATAGAAATTGTACAGAGTCATTCTATAAATTTAATGGTAAACTAAGTATATTTCCCGCTTTCGATAGTGGTAATGATACTACTTTACAAGCACCTCAGGTAGTTAATATCGATATTGCAGGCGCATTTAAAGATGCAGCTGCAGCTGGTGCATTTAAAGATATATCTTCTATTCAAGGTAATCCAGAAAGCACTACTAGTACATCATCTAACCGTACTGGTGGTGGTACTAATATTACAACTACAACAACATTTACTCAAAAAACTACAACTACTATTACTGATATTAAAGTAGGTAGTAATAGCACTAAACAAGATTTAGGTGAATTTGTTAAAGACGTTTCATTTTTACCGTATTTAAGATCTAGAACAGTTGCAATTTATGCAACAGGTCTTAAACCTAATACCAGAATGTATCCTTATTTTGATAAAGTTAGTGTGAGTGTACATTGTGCACCTGCTACAGTCAAGGCAGTTTATGCTACTGATGGTCAATTAGATCCATCTAAGTGCACTGGTATTTCCGCTGGTAATGAAGCATCTATTCTTGAACAGAATGGTGCGCTTAATTCAGAATTAGTAACAGATAGTTACGGTAGAATAGCAGTATTATTTACTATACCTGCTAATACATTTAGATCAGGTGATAGAATCTTTACATTACTTAATGCAGATAGTTATGAAGCAGTAAATGCTGTTTACGCTAAAGCGGAAGCAATTTATACAGGTAATTCTCTCTCAGTTACTAAACAAAATTTATCATTTAATGTTATAGAGCCAACATTTACTCCTACTACAGTATCTAATACAACTACTACATCTTGGTCTACATCAAATACTAGATTTCAACCGCAACCTGAGAATGATAGAGCCAGACCAGGTGATAGACCACCTGATCCTGTAGGACAAACATTTTTAGTTCCAGGTGTATCGAGTGAAGGTATTGGTGGTATTTACTTAACACAAATTGGTGTATATTTTAAGAAAAAACACCCTACGCTAGGTGCAACCTGTGTTGTTTGTGAAACAGTAGCAGGTGTTCCTGATGTAAGTAGAATACATGGTAGAGCACGTCTTCTATCTTCACAGATTACTACTAGTAACGACTCATCATCTGAAACTGTATTTACTTTTGAATATCCTATTCTTTTACAATCAGATAGACCATACTTTTTCTATATAATTCCTGAAATGGATAATCCAGATTATGAAGTTTGGATTTCTGATGTTGGTGGTACTGATGTATTAACAGGTTATGCTGTTACCCGTCAACCTTACGCAGGTATAATTTATGCTTCATCTGATGGTTCATCTTGGACTCCTTATCAGTCACAAGATATGAAATTTAATCTTTATAGAGCTAAATTTTCTCCATTAACAGGTACAGCTGTCTTTAGAAATGCAAGAGAAGAATACCTATCTCTTACTAACATATACAGAATAAACTCAGGTGTACCTATTCAGACAGGTGACCTAGTTTATGCAGCTAATGCATCTAACCTTTCACAGTTTTTATCATCAAACAATTCTATATACCCGTTTGCAAGAGTTAAAAAGGTTGATGAAGTAACTGGTGTATTTTTTCTAGAAGATTCAAACGGACTCTTTAGCAATACAACATATAAAAATATAAGATTCTTTAGAACTCCAGATTCAAGTAACACATCTTACATTACTAACAGTTACTTAATAGCTAATGCTGAGATAGTAACAATTGATGATCCTATTTACCATGGATTTGTTCCTAAGTTTAGTTATTTTGAACCTGCAGGCACAGAAATAACTCAAACCTATCTAGGTACAGCTAACAGCACATATTCATATGCTTATGATTCAACTGCAGTACCTACAGTAAATGAAAGACTGATTGATTATACAGATTATGAAAGAGTAATTAGAAGTTATTCTAATGAAGTAGCTGCTGCATCTTATGGGGCTAACGGTTCTGCTACATTTACTCTTAATCTGGTTACTAACAATCCTTACCTCTCACCAGTTATTGATCTTGGTACTAGAACGTTCAATTACATCCAAAACAAGATTAATAATGATGAGACAAACGAATATACTAGATATGGTAATGCACAAGCAAAATACATTTCAAAGATTGTTCAACTTGCAGAACCTTCTGAAGATCTAAGAGTTTATGTAACTGGTTATCGTCCGGTAGGAACTGATATATCCGTATACGGTAAGTTCTTAAATGAAGCAACAGATGCAGAATCTTTCGATTCAAAAACTTGGACTAAATTGAGTTTTGATACTATCAGAGGTATTAGTTCAGGTGCAGCGTATAGTTCACCTGCTAAAAACGAATCAGAAAAAGATTACAGAGAATATATTTACGTATTACCTTCCACTAATGCTTACTCTACTTCTGCATTTGCTAATTCTGCAACCACAGGAACTGATCCTACAGGTGTATTAACTTATACTAATGTAGCTGGAAGTCAACACCTTCGTTATAATAAATTTGCAATCAAAATTGTTCTTACATCAAGCAACCCAGTAAACATTCCTACTATGCGTGACGTCAGAGCAATAGCACTACAGATGTAATATGAATAGAGTTGAACTAAAAGAAGTAGATAAATTTATTGGTCAAAAAGATAACCCAGGTGCTATTATAAACATAGATACTAGCGGTAAAGACGCTTATATTAATGCTAGAATGGCTAGACTTGAAAACCAAAAGAAGCTAAACGAAATAAATACTATTAAACAAGATGTAGATAACTTGAAATCAGATATAAGTGATATCAAGTTAATGCTAAAAGAGATTTTAGAAAGAAAGTAAATGACTGTTTTTGTAGCTAATGTAGATGTTTCAGCTGATTCTTTTGGTCAATGGCTCACCAAAACTAATCAGCTTGCTGAGGCTATGTCTAATGTAGCAGTCACTGTAGGTTCAAATACTGCAGTAGGTAGTGCAACAATTACAGGTAATTTTACAGCTAATAATTTAGTTACTAGTAACACTGGTTCTGTATTACTTGGTACTGCATCTTCTAATTCTTACATTAATGCTACTTCTGTAGTAATAAGAACATCTTCAACTGCTAATACAGTTTTAACATCTGCAGGTATGACAATAGATGGTGTTACTACTTATACTAAGACGTCTATGTCAATGGGTAATACTACTATCAGAGGTGCTAATATTACTTCTAATGTTGCGGTATTCTCTGATTCAGTAACTGTAGGTAATAGTTATTTTACAAGAACAACAGTAAGAGCAGATCAAGCAAATGCTCTTAATGCATGGACATCTAACACCCATGTTGTTGGTGACGTGCAGGCAAACGTTTATATTACAAGAGGTATGTTGGAAGTTTATGATAACCCAACAGGCAGTCTAGTACAAAATTCAAAACTTACATCTACTTCTCTTTATGTAAAAAATATTTTTGCAGATGTTATTACTCTTGCTAATGCAAGTACAAATTCAGTGTTTACCGGTAACACTACATTCTTAGGACAAAATAATTTCTTTCAATATGGTGTTACTGTAAATGGTCAATCTGAATTCTTTGGCAACGTTGTATTTACTGCAAATGTAAATTTTACAGGTTCTAATAATTACTTCACTAGAGGTTTTACATCTGCTAACATATCTTACTTTACTGGTGACGTAGTAGCATATGCTGGTATAGATACTACTGACTATATTAAATTCAATGGTGTAACAAGCGGTTCTACTACTTTAAGAGCAAATAATGCTGCTGGTTCTGCAACATTTATTTTACCAACAGTAGATGGTACAAATCAAGACTATATTGGTACTGATGGTGCTGGTAAACTTACTCTTCAAAAGTTAACAGGTAATAATACTATTGACTTTCAAGTTAAGTCAATAGGTGTTGGTACAGCTGCTTCCGGTACTACAGGTCAGATTAGAGCAACCGGCGATATTACTGCTTTTTACTCTGATGATAGATTAAAGACTAGATTAGGTGATATAACAGAAGCTCTTGATAAAGTAGAGAAGTTAACAGGGTTTTATTATAAGGCAAATGATAAAGCAAAAGAACTTGGTTACGATGATAATAAAATACAAGTAGGTCTATCAGCACAACAAGTACAAGAAGTACTACCTTATGTTGTAGTACCAGCCCCTGTTGATGAGAACTATCTAACTATTCAATATGAAAAATTAATACCTCTATTAGTAGAAGCAATTAAAGAGCTCAAAGCAGAAGTCGACAAGTTAAAAAATGGCAATTAAAACTAATCTCACTGTCGATCAAGGTGCAAATTTTTTATATAATGTTTATCTAGTAGATGCTAATGGAACGTCAGTAGACATTTCTGGTTATACTGGCAATTGCCAAATAAGAAAAACATACACTTCAACAACATATAACACTATGAATGTTGCTATTACTGGTGCTTCTGGTCTTATTTCATTAACTATGAATTCTGTAATTACTGCTAACTTGACATCAACAAGATATGTTTATGATCTTGAATTGTCTTCTAATAGTGTTGTATCAAGAATTATAGAAGGTGTTATAACTGTAAATCCTGGAGTTACACGCTAATGCGTGACGGTACTATAGTAATAAAAAAATCTGGTGATTCACTTATTACTATAGCCAGATCAGCACCTGTAGAATCTACCATTATTGTAAAAACTACCGGTTATATAATAGAACCTCTCTCTGTTCTTAAAAACGAAGAGACCGATCTTCTAGGCACAACCCCTTCCACTCCTAGAGTAGCTCCTTCAGTTACTAATTACTGAACTCTAAACACATACGATCCAGTATGATCGCAGATAATAGAAGTATCTGCATACATCTTAAATCCTTTTTGAGAAGCCATTTTAGCAAAGTAAAGATCTTCTGAGAAAGTATCGTTATGGTTAATTGCTGACTTATATACAAATTGTGGATAACCAATTGCAGCAAACACTTCTCTCTTAACCAAAACACAACCGAACCCACATGCGCCAATCTCTACTAAACCCTTACCTTTAATTTTATCCCAAGGTATATGTGTGTAACCACCTCTATCATTGCTTTCAAATACCTCTAATGTCTGTCTGTCAGGTATTCTTTGTCTATAAATTCCAGTTACTACATCTTTATCATGAGAAAGAAGTTTCTTAAGAGTATCTGGTGCAAAAGAGATATCATAATCTACTGAGAAGAGATAATCAAACGGTGTTTTAGTAACCCAGTCTGCAATTAAATTACGTACTTGATCTACATTATAACCATAAAAATATTGAAATACTGTTTCATAACCCTCTGGGACTTCTAGATCATAGATTGATTTAAATGTTGATGGTTCAATATTTTTTGCTGTAGGAATAGCAATCAAGATTCTCTTTTTCATAATATTACTTTCTACACTTTGTTTAATTTGTACTACTGGCTTATCTTCTTTGACGATCTTATTACCTGCAATCACAGAAGCATTTTTATTTTGTAGCTCACCATTTACTTTATAATCATTAAGCGGGTTTTTATCATTATAAACATAAAATATTTCTTGAACTGCAACTACTTTATTAGGATCTGCTTGTTCTAAGATATTATAAAATGTTGCATTATCTCCACCTGCTTTATACCAATTGCCACTCTCATCTTTAAATGCGTTATCTAGCACATTATTAAGAAGTTTACGCTTCCATACTCTTAGATGTGGATATGGCATACCCCAGTTAAATTTATGATTACGATAAGTCTTTGCTTCTCTCACAGACTTAGGGTAAGGTTGAGCAATAAGAGGTATATCATCTGCTTCTGACCAGCAAGAACCATAAGCATAATCTGTTTTGTTATCTGCAAATAGATTATTGTAATAATTAAAGATATTAGGATTATTTGCTAATGCATCATCACCGTCTAGTAGCATTACAATAGTATCGTCACCTTCTACGAATTTTCTAATAGTATTAATTTGATTACAAGGTGCACCCATATTTGTTTTATTCTGCAACCTGATTATCTTGGATCTAATGTGAATAGGTAGAGTATTAACATAATCATCAATTACTTTTTTAGTATCATCTGTACTACAATCATCTATTAGATATAATGACCAACTTTCATAGTCTTGTGATGCTACAGATTCAATACAACGAACGATATAGTCTTTTGCATTGTAAAAAGGTGTAATGACTGCAATAGATTGTTCTTCAGATCTCTTATATCCAGACCATTCTACTTGATTGCTAAACCGTCTACCATATACTTTATGTACCTTACTATTAATATAAGATACTTTACGGTATTCTTCTACAGGCATATACTGCCCAAACATCTTTAAGAATAACTGCTTCCATTGCAATGCAACTGTATCCCATGTATGAATATCTTTAATAATATTGCAGTAGTATTGTTTTTGTTGATGTAGGTAAGGATCTTTGTATGCTCTAATAACTTTCTCTACAAATTTTTCTACCTGATGATCAATATTAATTTCTGTAAAGAGGCTATTTGGTTCAATTGCATAATCAATAAAGTATGATGCAAGATCTACTGCAGTTTCTTCTAAAGCACCAAATCGTGTTGCAACCAATGGTGTATTATATGTTAGTGATTCAAGAGTAGAGATACCAAATGTTTCTGGGAATGCTCCTGGAAATAGAAACATGTTTGCTTTTGCAAGCAGTTCTGCAATTTCTTTCTGAGTAATAATACCTGTAAACTCAATATCTAAATCTTTATATTTTTGTTCTTTAACAAGCTTCATAAGAGTTTCACCCTGAGCATCCAAAGGTGAATCATCTCTAAATTTATAGTAACCACCAACAATCTTCAACTTAGCCTGAGGAATATATTGTTTAATTCTCGGCCAAATTCTATCAATGAGAGGAAGCATACCTTTTGTTACTGATGCATTATAAACAAAAAGATCTCTATCTTTTTTAGAGATATCAACTTCATCGATATATTGAACAACTGCATTTCTAGTTTGAAATACTTTGTTTTTTAATACCTCAAAATTACGCCTTTTACCGTGATTGCAGTTTGTAACATATGCAGTATGAAAATCAGAGAGTGTGAAAATATAATCAATATAATCATTAACTACTAAATCTTCTAGATTAAGATCTCCGTTTGCAAATGTATCATGCATCCACATGATTTTAAGCTTTGCATTATCTCTAATAGTTTTAAATAGAGATGGATGATGTCTAGTTGCATTTTTATATGCATCATAATAATGATCTGGGACGAATGGTACTACTGTTCTAGATGATATTACAATATCAAACTTATCGTTTTGATTGAGGCTGGTGATAGGCCTATAAGTTACACCATCATAAATACCTGGTATGCTATCATCTTCTTGACAAGCATTGAATACTGTGACGTTGAACCCTAATTTTGCAAGTTCTTTAGAGATAAGGATTACCGCTGATTCAGAACCGCCAAGTCCTCTTTTTGATAGCGTAGTGCCATCATAAACAAGACCGATCAAATCAAGAAAAGCAATAGTTGGGTATTTCATAATAACCTCATAACAAAACATAAATATCAAGGATACTTTTATTTATAGGTAATAGATGGCACTTACTTTTTACAGTCAGACACTGTCTGCTAACGGTACTGCTAATAATTTTACATTAGATCGCGCAGTAAATCAAGCAAATAGTATAATAGTTTCGATAAATGGTCTGGTTCAAGTGCCAGATGTGGATTACACAGTAAGTTCCACAAATCTTTACTTAACTACAACCCCTTTTACTAGTTCAGACATAGAAATCAGATATATTGAACTTGATAGCAATACAGGTTATCAAGGTTCTGCAGGTGTAACTGGATCTACCGGTTACACAGGTTCAGCTGGTGCGACTGGATATTCTGGTTCTTTAGGTTCTGCTGGTTATCAAGGATCAGCTGGTGCTCCTGGTGGATCAACCGGTTATACCGGTTCTATAGGTTACTCCGGGTCTGCAGGACCTGCAGGTACAGTGGGTGCTGCTGGTAAGCCTTCTAAGAGCAGCACATACACTGGTAATGGAAGTAATACTCAATTTACACTTTCTGAATCTGTTAGCGATCCTATTCAGATCATAGTAAGTGTTAACGGTCTTCTACAACTACCTACTACTGATTATACTATCTCTGGTTCTACACTTATACTTTCTGCTGCACCTAATAATGGTTCAGATATAGAAGTAAGATATTTTGATATCGTACAAGGTACTGTTGGTTATTCTGGTTCAGTAGGTTATACAGGTTCTGTAGGCTCACAAGGGTCTGCTGGTTACCTAGGTTCTGTTGGTTATCAAGGTTCTATAGGTTTTCAAGGATCAGCTGGTGCACCAGGAGGTAACACTGGTTATACAGGCTCAATAGGCTTTACTGGTTCTATAGGTTTTACTGGTTCTATAGGTGATATAGGATATCCTTATAAGACGTCAAGATATACTGGTAATGGTAGTAATACTATATTTACCTTATCAGATTATACTTCTAACGCTTCACACATTTTCGTATTCGTTAATGGTCTCTTAGAAACACCTGAAACTGACTACACTGTTTCTGGAACAACTCTCACGCTAGGATATGCACCACCACAAGGTGCTGAAATTGAAATAAGATATTTTGGTTTAGCGTTAGGTGGTACTGGATATGCAGGATCTGAAGGTGATCAAGGTCCTGTAGGTTATCAAGGATCAAGAGGTGCAACCGGTTATGAAGGTTCTATGGGTTATACCGGATCTAAAGGTGATCTCGGTTATACTGGTTCAATAGGATATACAGGTTCTAAAGGCGATACTGGCAACTTTGGTGGTGCTTCGTTTAGTTACCGTTATCTTACCGATACTGCTAATACTGATCCTGGTAATGGTAATTTTAAATTTGATAATTCTTCATTTAGTTCAATAAGCACCCTCTATATCAATGAAAATGATATTTTCTTTGATTCAACTTATTCGTTCTTACAAACTATTGATGACTCTACGTCTACTATTAAAGGTCAGTTTACTATTACTGACGTTGCTAATACTGATCTATCTTCTATCTTTAATATAGTAGGTTATCATAATTTTGTCTCTAACTATTTTATAGTACCAGTTGCGTTTGTTTCTGGTTCAAATAATTATACTAATAATGCTAATATTAATATTACATTTGCTAGAACAGGTGATAGAGGTGATACAGGTTACACTGGTTCTAGAGGTGACGCAGGCTACCTAGGTTCAACAGGTTATACTGGTTCTAAAGGCGATACTGGTTTTGTAGGTTCTAAAGGTGATACAGGATTTACCGGTTCATTTGGCTACACAGGTTCAAAAGGTGACACTGGTAGTACAGGATTTGTTGGTTCTTTTGGTTATACAGGCTCAAAAGGTGATACAGGATTTACCGGGTCCTTTGGTTATACCGGTTCAATTGGATTTACTGGATCGAAAGGTGATACAGGATTTACCGGGTCGTTTGGATTTACAGGTTCAATAGGCTATTCTGGGTCTGAAGGTTATACAGGTTCAAGAGGTAGTACCGGGTTTACAGGATCATTTGGTTATACTGGTTCTATTGGATTCACTGGTTCAAAAGGTGATCTAGGCTATGCAGGTTCTATAGGCTATACTGGAAGTTCTGGTTATACTGGTTCTCTAGGTTACTCTGGATCACAAGGTAATATTGGACCTCTAGGTTTTACAGGTTCAATTGGTTTTACTGGTTCTTCCGGTTTTACTGGAAGTTTAGGTTTTACAGGTTCTATAGGCTACACAGGTTCTATTGGTACTACTGGTTATGTTGGTTCTATCGGTGATCTAGGTTATTCTGGTTCTATTGGTTTTACAGGCTCTTTTGGTTATTCTGGATCAGAAGGTTACACAGGTTCTCAAGGTGATCTTGGATACACAGGATCTATAGGTTTTACTGGATCAGTAGGTTATGATGGGTCACAAGGTGATCTAGGTTACACTGGGTCTATAGGTTACACTGGATCAAAAGGTGACACTGGCTATGATGGTTCTATAGGTAGTTTAGGTTATACAGGTTCTTTTGGTTATACAGGATCTATAGGTTTTGTAGGTTCTACAGGTTCAGGTTATGTAGGATCAAAAGGTGATACTGGTTCATTTGGTGGTGTAGACTGGTTATACATCTTTAGTTCAAATACAGAGAACGGTGATCCGGGATCTGGATATTTTAGAATTTCTAATACTGATTTTGAACTAGCAAACACTCTTTACGGAAGTAAAGTAACTATTCTTTTAGATTATATTTACAATACTATTGCTTTCGTAAATACTTCTACTTCAGGTATTAAGGGTTATATTCAAGTAGCTGAAGTAACTAATACTGCTAGTTATGCATTGTTTGCTATCAATGGTGGTATTCAAGAATATTCTAACTATGCAAGTATACCAATTTCTTGGTTGTCAGGTTCTTCTAATACTTTCTCTAACATTACTTCAACTCTGTTCACTATAGCAAGACAAGGTGACGTTGGTGATACAGGTTTCTCAGGTTCTACTGGTGGATATGGCTTTACCGGTTCAATAGGTTACACTGGTTCTGTCGGGGTTACTGGGTATGATGGTTCTACCGGTTATGCTGGATCGGTAGGATATGTGGGATTACAAGGTGATCTAGGTTACACAGGTTCTATCGGCTATACAGGTTCTATTGGTTTTACAGGTTCTGAAGGTCCAATTGGACTAATTGGTCCAGTAGGTTTTGATGGTTCTCAGGGTTATACAGGCTCACAGGGTGATTTAGGTTATACTGGTTCATTTGGTTATACAGGTTCTACTGGTGCAGGGTTTACCGGTTCTGTAGGTTTTGTTGGATCTTTAGGCTTTACTGGTTCTACTGGTGCAGGGTTTACTGGTTCAACTGGTTTTATCGGCTCTCAAGGCGATAAAGGATTTACAGGTTCTAGAGGTGTTTCTGGTTTTACTGGTTCAGTAGGCTTTAACGGTTCACAGGGTGATTTAGGTTACTCAGGTTCATTTGGTTATACAGGGTCTGCTGGATTTACCGGGTCAGCTGGTTATACTGGTTCACTAGGCTATTCTGGTTCTTACGGTTATACAGGATCATTAGGCTATACTGGATCAAAAGGTGATACTGGTTATGTTGGATCT